TTTTACTGCTTTGGAAGAAAAAAACTTTAGCAGTATTGGTTTTAGTAGGTTTAGCATAAATACCTCTATACTTTCCAACCATATCAAAATTTGCTAACTTAACAAATAACTGCCTTAATGCATAGTTATTAACTACGCATATCCCCATTGAAGGTAGTTATTACATATGGAAGAACAAGAAGAAAAACAAGGTCTAGGAATTATTGGTAATGCAGTGCAGTTAGTAATACTTGCCTGGTCACTTGGTGTTATTTCTTGGTCATACTTTAATCCAAATCCTGTTCGTCAAATTGATACAACTTTTGCTGCTGGACTTCTGAGTGCCGTGATGTCAAATTATGGACTAAATGTTAAAAAGGCTACTGACAATAAGAAGTTAAAAGGTAAAGTAAACATAGTTGACAACAAGGATTCTAACGTAGGTATCAAATGAAAAAGTTTTTACCACTAATTTTATTATTACCAACTGCATCTTTTGCAGATATAACCCAGAAGTTCACAACATCTGCACAGATCACTGTAGATATGCCATATTCTGTCACTAATAAATTGGGGACTACGTACAGTCTTAGCGGTAATAATATAACTCCTAGCGTGACATCTGGAGGGTCAACCACCTCTGGAGCTATCGGGGGCTTGAATGTTGGATCGTTGACTGCTGGCGTTCCAGCTTTGATTCAAACTGATAAAGCGATCACTACAGCAGGATCAGCTTTCTCTGTTACGGAATCAGTGACTATAGGAGATGCCACACCATCTGCTATTACTCCATCAGCAGGGATAGCTGCATTGCCTCATCTTGGAGGACAGACAACAATAGGATCAGGAGGTACAGCAGGATCGCTTGGTATGACTAGCGTTTCGTCAGGAATCCATACCTGTAGTGCTGGATCGAGTGGTACTAGTTGCATAGGCTCAACCACAGTCACCATCACCATAGATTGACTAAATGGTTTTTGCTAATAATAATATTAATACCAGCAAGAACCCTTGCAAATCCTGTTGTGCCTACCTTTCGTACAGGGTCACAGACAACAAATTCTAACTCGCAAAGTATTATTAATGAAACGAT